ATAGTCACGGATAAACCCCTTCCAAAACTATGTTTCCTTCTTTTTTTCTCTCTTTTTTTTCTCCTTGTTTCTAAATCTCCATGCTCCTGTCTGACGAATGTAAGCATCCCCGCATCCGCAACATCAGGACTGTCAATTCCATGTCCCCGCATCTCATCTTTAGACATTATTCTTAAACGTCCCTTCGAATCCGGCTTATATTTTATCTTCGGTAGTTGCGTCAGCCATTCATCTCTATGACAAGCACAAAGTTTACCTCCTTTCTTCAGCCACTCCCGGAACCGCCAATACGCTTCCGCCCTGATATTCACAAATCTTGACTGTTCAAGTGCCGGCTGTCCAACATTCACTCCTCGCACATTCTTCTGCTGATAATGAAGTGGATCCACCGCTCCTCCTCCCACACCGACATCATCGATAAAAGTATTTTCTGGAATCACATTCTTCTCCTTCATAAAAAAGAGCGTCTGTCCGGAAATTTCCGTCAAATTATCCTGTCGACTCTTCCCTAATACTTCCATATAATTCATCGATCGCAAGTTCCACACCGTAAAATTCGCACCTCCTCTCGCCACATCATTGCCAAGCCGTTTCTCTCCAATGTGTTTAATTGAAGGATCAATACAGATAGCAACCTCAACTTCTTCTTCAGATAAAAGTTGTGTCCAACCTCGAGAATCAATATCATCCGCTTCCGGAAATTTATTTTCATACAGCACCCGAAAGTACGGCTTCTTCCTCATTTCTTCAATAAACTTCCGCGTGATACGGTCTTCTTTAATCCCTCTTTCAAAATCTATGTTAACCTTATAATAGGCAGGATCTTCTTGTGCCTGCAAAAAATGGTTTCGTTGAAACGGATTTCCTATTTTAACCACAAAATCCGTACCCAATTTCGTAAATCCTCCCACCATTCTCATCGCCTTTGCGTCTGACTCGTCGCTTATCAGCGCGGCTTCATCTTCAACAAGATTCGGAGCGCCGAAACCCATAAGTGAGTTACCGACATCCTCTGATTGTTTAAGACGAGACTCCGCCGACAAAATAAATATCTCGCCGATCTGATTATTTCCTATGTCAAAAGTCAAGCGATTCTTCGACCGTTCCCTTCGCACCAACTCCATCGATTCCCCTTCCTTCAACTTAAATCTATTGAGCGTGTATTCGTTTTCGAAGAGGTGTTTGATGACATAGCTCATAATAATCTTTGCTTTCGGTTGCGTCGGCGCCACCACTGCCCACTTCTCCGGAAAGGTCGCTGCTCGAGTTAACACCGCCATTGACACAGTATCAGATTTGCCATACTGCGTAAACGTCTTAATATGAACACGGTGTTCACCGTTCGGACCCTGTTTATAAAAGATAGCGTTAAATATTTCCTCCTGCCCGTCTGTCAATTCAAACGGCCGACCATAATCATCTTTATACAGCGCTCGCACCAACTCCTTGGGACTGGCGTTCTGCAACAACTCCGCTTCCGGTGGCAGATCCATCTCCATTTTCTCGTCCTCCGGCGACAAATTTTCCCCCAACATTATTTGTTCTAATTCCGTTTTTTCCATAAGGATTTAAAGCAAGATTTTTAATAACGTGTTCGACTAAAATAATTCCACGTTTTTCCTCGCTATGTTCAGTAAATTGTTTTGGCTTACCCAACACCCTGTCTAATGCATAAATAATGGCGTTCAAGCTCGGTGGCACTTGATAATAACGAATACTGGTGCCAGCATTACCATCCTTCTTTTTCTCAATAATATACACACCCTCAATTAACTCAAATAATTTATCAACAAGATATTTTCCTTTTCTGCCGATTTTCTTCGTCACTTTCTGTTCAAGTATTTCCCTGATTTCGCGCCGATGACCAATGGCCTGTGTGCCTAAAATAAAACCTCGAGCCATCCTGTCAATATTTTTATCTGATACATCAACCGCTTCTAATTGATTAAGAGGAATTTGAATTATTTCCTGTGTCGATTCCTTAATCTCGCTCATATTTTTATTTCTTGACTTAATCTTTCAAACACCCGAAGATATTGCGCGACCTTATCTTCTTTTAATTTTAAAGCAACCGCGTAAACATTAAGAGCTTTATCTTTTTCCGCCAGTCGATTTTCTTCCGCTTCAAGTTGCGGCTTCGCCTCCTCAAACTCCTTGATTACGGCATCAAGTTCTAATTTTGTTCTACTAATTTGCTCTTTAAGAGAACTCAATAAAGATTCCTCCTCTTTTACTTTTTTATTAATTTCCTCTTTTTCTTTTAATGCGCTTACTTTAACAAAAGTAAGAGAAGTTATTTCTTTCTCAAGTTCTGTCACCAACACCTTATGATCCTCCTGTGCCTTAATACTCGCCTCTTCCGCTATATTTTTCTGCTCTTCAAATTTCGCAATCTGCGATCTAATATTATCAAGCCATACCTCGGCAGCCCTGACTTTCTTATCAAGTTCTTCCGGCAGTAAATCTTGTTGTGATGGTTTAAAATCCGTCATAATTATTATATTTATTTAATTTAAGCTGACGACCCATAAACTTAATTTTTATTTTTATACATCTAACGCATCCTGAAAGAACACTTCTTTTTTTATTTCTAAATATCCAATAGTTATCAAAATCTCCATTGGAAACCTTTCTGGGTATTTTTCGGCAATTTCTTTTGTTTTTTCATAAGAAAATGGAAATGGTTTAGGTTTTATTTGATTGGGAACAGCTCCATAAGTAAAGGTTTGATTATTGATTGGCGTTGAACCACCATCGCTATAATCTTTGCTTAAATAAAGCGAAATATGAACTTCCGCTGCTTGGGTGATAAAATCCAAAATTATTCCTGTAATTCTCCAATAATCCCCTTGAACCCCGCTATTTAATTGTAAGTTTTTTTGTAAAGCCATTTTATGATGTTTTAACTATTCCAAAATTCTCCAATGCGACCAATATGGCGTTTATTTTAGCGGTGGCATCCGCCAATGTGCCATCAGCGTCCACAATATGATTTTGTCTGACAAGTGGTGTAGCAGAATACATCGCTATTTTATTGGTATCCGCTCCACCGAATTTTGTTCCAACATCGGCATTTGATAAAATATCTCTATTCACATACAAATCCCCGCCTGTAATCTGCTTTATGGAAACAGTGTCCAAATTAAATCTTGAGGTATTGGAAGGAGTAAATATAAGGTTGCCAGTGGAAGTCGCCTTGATGTCAAAGATAAATCCTTGAGCAGTCGGAGTTTTAAGAAAACTTTTCCAGAACTCCGCCAGACGGATAGTGCTGGTTACTCCACCAAAGGAAACTGCCAGCGAACTCTGCGGATTATACAAAGTCCAAGTATGAACACCTGATTGTGTGCCTGAAGTATTTATTGCTACACCGCCAGAAGTTACACTCAACCTAAACTTACCCACCCCATCAGTTCCATTATTAACCACAAAATATGACTGTCCAGCAATTAAACCCGTTGGCAAAGCTCCTGTTGTGGTTAAAATAACCATATTGCCGTTTGCCAATGTATTGCCAGTTGAAGTGAAAACCGCTGGCGAAGCAATCGTTACGGTAAAAGTTTGAGAAGCATCTGTCCAAGTATCTATGTCAAAGGTGATTCTGTAATAAAGCCCCGTGGTCGGGGTTAACGCCACTGCGGGTGTAAGCGTTCCTGTGCCGTCTGCGTTCTTTGCCGCCTTATTTGAATTTCCAACATCCACACCCCAGCCAGTCCCCTCTATCCAGTTAGCGGTATCAGTCATCCCACCATCTACGACTATTTCCGAGCCGAGAGAGGAAACATCAATTATCTCTAAAGTATTTACAGGGCGGTATTGACTGCCTATCGTTACATCCCCACCTAAAACGCTATTATTCGCCTTTGTCCTAATCGCCAATATATCAGAACCCTTTACAAGGGTATCTATGGCAAGCCCAGCGTGATGATAGATATTGCCATAAAAAGAATACGGACGGAAATCCGACACCCCAAAATGCTGATAATCGCCTATCTCTGTTACATAACCGCCATAGTTACCTTCAGATATAGGATTTGACCAGAAACTTCTGCCTATCTTCGTCTGTTGAGAACCAGAAAAATAATTATATCCCATTACTCCCGTTGAATTGACAAATGTCCCTCCGTAACTTTGATTGTAGGCATATCCGCCCGCGCCATCTAAGTGGAACATCTGGTTTGCTTTCTTGGGATTAGTAACGAATGACATAGCGGTAAGATTGACAGAAGCATAATCTTCTGTCATATTATCTGTATAATTTACTAAACTATTATCAACAACCCACGAACCAAGCCCTACTGGTTGAACAGCCCCGCCTGTTGTGAGGGCATAAGTTGATGTTAAATCAAAGACGCCTATCGGTGGTGCGGAAGTCTGACTTACGGGACGAAGAACTACCAGCCCATCATCTCTTACCCTGAATAAATTAGTAGAAGTATCAGCATTGCCACGAATGATAAAATTATTAAAACTTGTATCATTAGCCGTATCTAAATTAAAGACAAAATTTCCCAAACTATCAAAATTCAAAGCAGGGTCAGTTCCCGTGCCTAATCTGATGGCATTGGCAGTGGTGTAAAGAGTGGCATTACCAGAACCTCCGAAAATGATGTTCGCAGAGGTATTCCCCTGAACAGCTAAATCTTGTGAAGCAATAACCTGTCCCTTTGTGGCGTGCGAAGTAGATTGCAAAGTTAGATTTTCACTTGCCGCTGTTCCACCGATTAAAGTTTGTCCACTACTTCTGCCAGCAAGCAAAGCATATTGAGTGTGGTCGTCCGCTGAAAGCAAACTTAAATCTGCGTGATTTCTTGTGGTTATTTGCGTTAAAGAACCAGATTTTAAAACATATTGAGTATGGTCATCATCGGCTAATCCTCCAATTAAACCATGATCTAACCCTGACGGAGTAAACGAAACCGCGTTGTTGCTTCTCAACAGCGGCGCTGAAAAAGTTAATGGACTTTCAAAATTTCCCGGCAATGTTATTGTTCCCATATTTTAATCTTGATGAGTAACGATAATACTCTGATCGCTCGGCGTGGCGATGATATTGGTTATTCTTTTTTCCGCGGCTTGCGACGGATCTGATTCAATAAAATCTTTTCCTGAATTATTTAAAATCCACAACTCCTGCGCCAGCGTTAATTCTCCTCCGGCGCCGATATATTCATAATTACCTTTGAACCATGACATAAATTTTTATAAAAAAATCCACCTGCTTTTATAAGCGGCTAATTTTTATTGATGTAAAATAAAATATGAATTGCATTTCTCACGTGGTAAATATAATCCACTCACCGGCGATGGAAATTATATTTTCATCGCCGGTTTCTGCTGTTAGCACACTAAATCTAACAGCTTAATTTTATTTTTACATCTCATTATCAGTATATTGAATTTATACCAAATGTCAATAGACAAATTGTGGATAACTTAATTAATGATTTTATTCCATTGATTTAAAAAGGAATCAAAATCCGACACGACAAAAGCTTGGCCGCCGGCATGGATAATGTTTTCCATAAACCCTATCTGCTCATTAGAAAGCCGGTCTTTGCCTATCTTGACTTCTATGGCGATAAGTTGTCCTTTAAAACAAACCAAAATATCTGACACTCCTTTTTTTGGAGCGGTTCGGAATATTGCCCTTTTGGTATCAAAAACGCCGACACTGGCAGCGCGCCAGGCGTAACCGTTATGGCGATAAATAAAATCGATAATCTGATTAGTAAGTTTAGCCGCCGCGCTCATAATTAAAATTATAGCAAAAAAACGAAAAAAAATCTACCATCCTATCCTTTAGGACATACAGGGTATTGCTTATATATGTTTTTTTTGAATATTGAATATATCTCTATAAGACTAAATGGAAAAGGTTTTTTATTAATAGAGTGTATGTCCTAACTGATAGTGTGCTCTAAAAATATGGCTTATTTATTAAGGTAAGGTTTTTAAAAGTGATAATTGAGGGGTGAAAATAGTTATCCACAGGTTAAATCTTGACACAACAGGTTGTTGTAAGTAGTATTAAAAGTGTAGTAAAGGTCGTATATAAGTAAAGTTATAAATAATTTATGTCTAAAAGAATTAATATATTTCTTGATGATCAGGAGGTTCGTTTAATTGAGGCCCTACAAAAGAAGTATGGTGGTAAATTTCAACAGATTATTAGAGATGCATTAAAAATGAGGTTTGATAAGGCATTTCCTCCTCATACGATTGAAAGTAAAATTATGAGGCCTTTAACTCAGGATGAAGAAAATTTTACACCGGAACAAAAATGTGAACGCGCCGGCGGCCGAGTAGAAACTCTTGAAGGACTTCCTAAATGTGTATTTCATATTTCTTCTGGTTTTAAGAGAATTTTTCCATTAGATAGTTCTGAATTTTTTCCTAAATCAAAATAATTATACCACCCTAAATAGACATGACCACCCTTTTATAAAAAATAGGTGGCTTTGTAGTGGTCGCGCTCGCAAGCGTGTGTGAGGGTCCCTTATAGTTATATATAAAAGATATGGAGTCCCGATTTTTCGGGCTGGGGTTCTTCTGTCGCAAAATAAAAAAAACAAAAAAACAAGGTATAAAATAGACAGGATAGCGCGCCAGCGTGTATAATGTAGTAAATAAGCGGTTGTTTTGGTTTTATAGTGTTCGCTTTCTATATGAAAAGCGAAACGCTTTTAATTTTCATCCGTTATCTCTTATTAAGAGGGCTTGACAAACTAAAAAAAACGAGTATAATGTAAAATAGAAAATAAAAAAAAATTGACACTAAAAATTATCGCGGTTCAAAAAGTAATTTAATTTACAGGAACGACAGCAGATAATTTTAGCGTCAGCGTATCACTAAAACGCTAAAAAAAATTCTTTTTTATTTTTCTAAAATAATCTCTCGCACACCGCGCCGCATCTCTCGCGCTCTCTCGCGGTTACGAAGCAGAGCGCGCCGCACATTGAAAACTGAATAGATACAGAGAAACGCAAAGGCACAAAAAACTACAATGACAAAAAAAGATTACATCCTAATTGCGGAAGTTGTCGGGGGATTAACCGACAGAGTGCAAAAAGACCTAAACAAGACGACAGAAAAAGAATTGACGATTGCATACCAAGACCAATTAGACATTTTAGAGGATTTAGCGTTTAATTTGTCCGATAAGTTAGGAGAGGACAATAAAAGGTTTAATAAAACAAAGTTTTTAGCGGCTTGTGGTGTAGTAAATTAAAAGGGTAGCATTTGCGCTCCTATATCTATTCGGTTTTAAGTGTGTGGCGCATAAATTAAAAACTTAAGTAGTAGCGCGAAATAAAAAAATCAAATTATGATGACAATCATAAACCCCACAAAAGAAAAACGCAAAGAAAATGTAAAAGCAATTTTATTGCTTGTTATAATTTTAATAATTTTTATTTTAAGCGGTATTGA